CTTAACTTTACAATCGTTGATCTTCGCAATCAAATTGATGAGTTGAACTCTATTATTCTTAATCTGAAAGATAATATCACTCGTAAATACTCGCAGTGTGCCAATCTGAAGATGAAGAACACAGCCCTTCGCAAGAGGGTTGCCGAATTGCAGCAATACGAGCCTGTAGATATATTTAAACTCGAAGTGCTCAATTCACAGTCTGGAGAATCCAATGCAAGCGGACCGCTTCAGACTGAGTGTCCTGCTACTGAGACAGCCAATCAACAGATCACAGCTTTCCATGAAGAAACTGGTGGTTGGTGTATGTCAATTGACAGTGCAGAAGACGCAACTATGAATCTCGGAATGAATTCTGACGCCCAACTAGGCGATTTTCTTTCCAGACCTATTCGTATCGCCACGATCGAATGGGCCGTTGGAGACGCCCTGCTGGCAGAATTTAATCCTTGGGAAAAACTACATGATAATCAAGTTTTCCAGAGTAAGATAGATAATTTTGAACTATTACGACATAGATTGCGTATGCGATTTGTCGTGAGTGCAACACCATTTCATTATGGTCGTGCACTAGTGTCTTATAATCCTTACTTCTACGATGACCAGGTAACTAGAAACAGAATTAGAGTTCCTGCTGATATCATCAATTCTTCCCAGAAACCTCATATTTGGATTGATCCGGCTAACAATGCTGGAGGTGAACTTACTGTGCCATTCTTCTTTCCGAGAAATTACGTCTCAGTCTCCGCAGGGGACCATCGATTTCTTGGGAAAGTGGATATCCAAAGCACTGCAGTTCTCCAACATGCGAATGGAGGCAATGACCCAGTCTTTATCTCCGTATTTGCATGGGCAGAAGATGTCAAACTTTCTGTTCCGACCAGCCTTATTGCTGATCTCCGCACCAGAAAGGGAGATGTACTTGAGTCGCAAGCCAGAATTACCGATTCGACTATGGATGAATACGGCTCTGGTATCATATCAAAGCCTGCATCTGCGGTCGCGAAAGCTGCTGGAGCACTTACTAAATTTCCGAGCATTGCGCCTTATGCGCGCGCTTCGCAAATTTGTGCATCAGCTGTTGGTTCTATCGCCACTTTATTTGGCATGTCTCGCCCTACTATTCTGTCAAATCCAAACTATATTAAACCTTTTCCTCAA